AGTAGTGTACTCCCTTTCTTATAACAAATATATACAAATAAAACATAATTAATTTCTGGATAAACAAAGTAATATAATATATATTTATTTAAAATTATCGATAATTTATTATTGTGTTAATGATCTTATTAAATTTGATTAGAAACCTTCAAAATCAGAAGATTCGCTTATGTAGTGCTCAGTCATTAATAGATAAATCATACTTAATAATTTTGACTTCACTCCACCAAGGCCTTCATAACAACAAAAGTTTATTAAATTAGGATAAGGATATTTTTCCATATAGAATGTAGACTTCTTATACTCCATTAACATACTACGATCTATTGATATGCTTGCTATTTTTTTGAATAAATCTCCTGTAGTTATTTCACCTTCCAAAGTCAAAATACTAGATGAGATTCCACTTTCTTCTATTTGCATTATATCAGCCCAACTAGTTAATTGAGAATTCTGTTCATCAATTAATATGTTTTTAAAGCATGCAGTTAATGGTAATAATGCTTTTTCAACATCAGTTAATTGAGCTACATCCTGTTTTTCAATTAAATAATTATGCACTTTATATAAATCAGTTGATTTATCTAAAATATTTTTTGGAAAAGCTTCCAAGCCACTTAAATCTTCATGATAATCTAGATGGTTTATTATTATATTTGGTCCTAAATTTACGTATTCATGTCCAAATAAAGATTTGTCTTTTTGCAGTATTCCTGTTTCTGAAATCATTATAGAATAAAGATCTTCGTCTATATCCCTCAATTTCGTCATCATGCTATATATACTATCATAATTATATATGTGTCTATCTCTAAATAGAAATTTGAGCATATGGTTAGAATTATTGTTTTTTAACTTCATAATGTAATTTAATAGCCCGGATTCATCTTCATTTAACTCAATATCAACCTCATTATAAGTCATATTGGTATACTTACAGAAATGCACAGCATCTTTACTAGGTTCTGTTGACAAGGTTAATCCATTCCTATAAATCACATTGGCATTATTTGGATACCAATGGGGTTGTGCATGTGCTATTTTTGATTTGAAATCTGTCCTGAATTTATTAATAAGGTCTCTGATCACTGAATAAGCAGGTCTACCTGAGAAGTTTTTGAATTGAGGTCTATAGATTGTCATCATGAAAGAATATAGTTCTTTGTTTGCTTTACTTATATTAGTGCAAACGACTCTTAAAAAAACACCTCTCTTATTATATATAGCTTCTGATATCTTATTTTGAGGACTGGGTTGTGGCCAATAATTCATTATGTAATTTGAATCCTGAATAATATTTACCAACTGTCTTGAATTTATAATATTACAACATTTCAGAAAGCATGCAACATTCGGATCTGTCAAATTGGGGGCTTGGGCTAACATGATATCAGTGAATGTTCTACCATTTAATCTAAACTGTGATTCTAACATTTCTTTAAATGTATCAGGTGATTTAGTCTTTAAAAATGTTAGGAAGTTAATTTCCTCATGTTGTTTATGCTCAATTCTTTGTTTATAGACTAGCTTTTCATGACTTAATTTTAACTTATGACTAAGACTAAAAGTTCTGATAGTGTTTTCATCATCATACATTCCAAATTTATTTAGTATATAGTCCTCTATCTTATCACTCCTATTGGTGCTTATATGTAACTTACTGCTAACTAGATCTCTCTTCATGAATGAATCAATTGTTAACAAGACACTTTTTGGAGTTGTATAATTTATCTTGTGAGACTTATTCCCAATCCTAATAGTTATATCCTTCAAGTATTTGACACACAAACTCATGAACTTTATTTTGATATTATATATCTTAATATCGAATGCATTATCTATGTTTTGATTTGGTATAAGACAAGAACTGTAATCAGTTGTTTTGTACTTTAAATTGCAATAATCAATGAAATCATGATCAATATCTTCTGGAAATTCATAAACCTTTACCACTCCAAATGGATTATCGTATGAGGAGAAGTTTATGTTATTTAATATACTTTCACTTATATCTAAAAACTTTTCACACTTCGGGTCAATGACTCTAACATCCAATGGTAATCTAGATATTAACAAGTCTCTCATCATAGTAGTTATTGAATGGCTTCCATATTCAGATGGATATATAGATTTTGGTATGACAATTTTGTAGTTTACTCTATCTCTTGTTTGGATTTTTATCAGCTTCTTACTATAAAATATATGTAAGACACTTGATACTTTCTTATCAGTAAATAAATAAAGATCAATATACTTCTTTAGATTTTCAGAAGTGAGATCATTCTTTAATGCATCATCTGATATTTTCTTATAGATATCAGTTATTGTAACAAGTTCTTCTTCATTATCTAGTGTGTACTTATACATTTTCGAATTAGAAGATATTATCCTTCTAGCATAATCTATCTGTGGTCTACTAAATGAAAGTGAATCAATAAATTTCTTGTTTGTATAATTACATATAATCTTGCTTTTTATATCATCATGATCACTTGGATTACATATAGACCAAAATGGATTAACAGCATTGATTTTTCTATAATTCTCTTCATTTCTTTTATATAAATCATTTGTGTGGCTACGTTTTAATCTGGTTTCATTTATATTGGGCATGACAGCTATTAAATTCTTATCATTATTTGATATATCTGTAATACTATATGGGTCTTCTGGATTAGAGCACAATATATCATCACTGCAAGTTAATAGACAGCATTTAATATAGTTTCTGAACCTGTCATCCTTTTCAACTTCTAAATACTTAGATATTACCTTGATATCAAACAAATCTTCAAAAACAGCTGTTTCATCAAATGTTATATAATCTTGTATACGATTTATGATACGTTTCAAGATAGTATATGCATCTCCTAAGTAATAAGGTAATAACCCAGCTAACTCGATTGGTAATTTATACCTAGGCATAAGCTGTATAGGTAAGTCAGAGAATTGAGAATCATCAGCTTTAATCAAGGCATTATAGGGTGATTTAGGAGATGATATATTTAAATTATATGTAGCCATAGTCAAGTGATTTACTAATAGTATTGATATCTTAATCAATTCAATAGGACAAGCATGTATAAATGCATTGTTAATGTAACCCGAATAAGATGCAAGATCTTCTAAGGGGCTATCATATGTGACATCACTACTTATTGGTAATAAATCTGAAAGATAAAAAAAGAACAGCTCATCACCTATGATTGTAGTTGACAAGAATTCTTTATAAAAGTTTGATATATAAGTCTTCTTCCTATTTATAGTTATACAATGCTTTAATGTTGACCACTGTATCAATGTATATAATAAAGTTCCTAGTATTTGGTCTTTAATCTCAATATTATTTTTCCACATAAGCAAGAAATCATAAACACTATCATCTGAATGAACCATGAAATTCATATGATTGCTCATATTATATTTGGAATTAATAACTTCCAACATTATCTTTGATAACTGTGCTGAACAGTAATGAACAAAAGATGATGTTGCATTAAGGTTTCCTTGCAACCAGTTAGACCTAACTAATTGATAATTTTTAGTGTAATTACTAGTTAACCTCTCATAATTATCTATATCAGATGATGGATTATGGAACCTCACAGCATCATAGAATGCACTATCTGTCAATACAATGTATTTCTTGTAATACTTAATTGTCAAAAAGAAGTAGAAATACTTTTCTTCCTTAGTTATGTATGGATTGTAAGCTATTGGAATTAAAAATTTCAACATCATATCTCTTGCTGACCATTTAGAAGCATCACAAGACATTGATAGAATCCTAGCATTGTGATCTCCTTGCCTATTGTACTGTTTGCGTTTTTTTATAACATCAATCCTTTGGTCCATCATCTTCTTTTGTTTCTTTTCACCAGATAATGTTATAGCTTCCTCAGGCAACCTTTTATTTATGCTTTTAAATAAAGACTCAATAGGATAAAGACATAGTCTAGTTGTTAAATTACCAGTGTATATCTCTCTATCCATAAATGACCTTTGATCTTTATAAAAGATTCTTATTATTATATCATTTTTATCTATGTAATCAGATTCATATATTGACCTAAGTGTTTTGAAATCGTGTTCATCAACTACTTGAATAACATTATCAAACACTTTAACTGAATCTTGTGATTTAATATCACTATGAACTGGATGCATAAATACTTTCTTAGATTCTAACATTATGAAACCATAACCGTTAACGTACTTTATATAAGTTTTAGGTATTTTGTTGAATTGTTTACGAACAATTTGTTCATCACCAAAGAAATCAACTTTTTCAAGGTTTCTTCCTAATAATTGTTTATTTAGCTTACTTATTTGTTCATTGACATCTATTATAAATTGCTCTGGTTCTTCGATTATAGAGTGTTTTATGAAGTCTTCTAAATCAGATAGGGTTCTGACTTGATCCAGAGTTTTGGGTTCTCTACTGTAATATCTCTTATCAGAAACCATGGACTTAGTTGAAGTGAATTGCTTCTTTTTTAATATTGTGGAATCAAGATCTAAATCATCTTTAATTGAATCTCTCACTGCCTTAGTTGTTGATAACATTTGTGAGTAAACTAATTTAGCTGATATGGCCATTGCATCATATGAGAACCCTTTATCACTCAATTTAGTATCTTCCTGTATCATTGTCTTAAATTTTGATATAAACTCTGTGTATTCCGTTTCAAATTCAAGTGGAATACAATACAAATTGAGTAGTTCTTGTGGAGAACCATGTAAACCTTTATTTCCAAGATAAAATAGCATATAACACTCATGTATTAGTTCTTTAGGATTGTTTATGACAAGCTTAGATATAGGCATCTCTAGAGATAATGAAGAATCAAAGCCAGTATCCTTTAACTCTTTTGAATCTTCACTTATTCGGGATTGAGATAAACCAGTTATTATAGCACTTCTCTGAATATTGGACTTCATTATTGCACTGAACATTCTTTTCATCAAGAATATGTGCCCCATGTTAGTTGGTCGACATTCTAACTTATCATTTATAAGCTCATCTGGATTTGAAAATGTTGAATAACAAACCATCATTATATTTTTAAATGTATCTGTTAAAGATAAAGATGATATAGTTATAAGGTTGCTAGCCAGTAAACAAAGAGTGTGAGTATCAGTAGTAAGAGACTTATTACTAAGATTAGAATAATATGAAACCAACTGACAGTATTTAGCGAAGGAATTTGACAACAACTTTAATCTATTCAAAGTTAATGATATAACCTTAGATATCATTATGGTGGATTTATTACCAATTAAATGTGAGTTATATATACCCAGTAATTTATTTAATCTTATTGTTGATTGACTTTCACTATTGGAAATTATACTTAAAGTGAAATACCTTAGTGGTGCACCTTTCAAAGAATCTGCATTAGGTAACAACACTATAAGAGTATTTGGATCAGCTGTTTGTATCAGTCTGTATTTCTTATTACTAACTTTGCTCAGGCCAATCATTGACTTAAAAACATTGTGTTGGATAAACAGGTAATCTAAATAGTTGTTTTGGTGATGATCCTTCAATGTGTTTACAGGTATTTTCTCATATTCACCACTAAGGTCTAAAAGATCTCTCTTATATGATGAGTTGTTGTGTCGGTTAACAAACATATCCTTTAATAGTGCTTCCATCACAGACAGTTCATCTAGACTGGATTTGTAAGATAAACATGTTTTAACTTTACTCTGTCTATTATGTTTAGGCTCAAATCCACATATAGATTTATCAATACTTGATGCATGATCATTTGATAATGAAAATGAATTGTTCTTATAAACTCTTAAATCAGCATACTTTGAGTTGAGGAATTCTTCTGTCTCATCTTTAGGTTTATTCAAGATAGTCTCCATTACATTATTCTGAGATAAACAATTCACTAATTTACTAACTCCTAAAGTGTAATCATCCATCCTACTTAACTTAAAATCCTGATCAAAGTGATTAGAATAATACTTGGATCTATCTTGATTGATCTGTGAACCCTTGATCATAGGTATATATAGTGTTGGCTTCAACTTAGTAGTGTGTTCATATGACTCTAAGGATTTACTTTCTTGAAGAGCTTCAATATCAGTCATATGTAAGACTGTTGTTGAGTACAAACCATTGGATGAATTAGCCTTTAACAGATCATCAAAGTGATGGAAGTTGTTTTGACAATACATTCTTGCATCATCTTGTGCTGAGTTTAAAGACATTATAGTTTCCTTCTCATTGGTTATCAAATCATATGATTCGATAGCTCGGGTGAGTTCATTAAATTTTGATCCAAACAGTTCTACAACTTCATCATAATACTCAAGATTCTCCATCCTATCTTTAAATCCGGATATAAAATTATTGTCATTCTCAACATTATTATAAAAGTTTGAAAACATATAAAACTCAGGTAACTGTGAATACTTAATTCTGAGTGACTTGCATATATCAATTGTTGTCAAAATCTGTTCCATTTCTGGTTCTTCAATCAAGCTGCTTAAATCAATAGATATATTATCACCATGAACCTTTAGACCGTCATGATTGAAGTTTATAACAACAACTTTAGCCTTGTCACCAACACAGTCTTTGTACTTATTATAAAACATGATCAGATCACTGTCAACAGTGACTTTTATCTCAACTATTAAGAACTCATTGTCACTCTTAAATAGTATATCTGGAGTTCTTTCAATTAGAACATTTACAAAGTAATCCTTTAGCTTGAAGTCCTGATCAACAAACTTATACAGATTGCTCTTTATAAAGAAGTTCTTAGTTGCAGTTAACATTAAATCATGTCGACTCATTTCCAAGAATGATAGGAGTGCACTAACAATATCTAAAAGATACTTATTAGTAGGTGAATTTATAATTCTTTCAGCAATATCCATAAGAGATGAGTATTTACCAATGTCATCAACTATAACATCAGAATAGATATTCTGTACCTTCTTGCGTCTATTGAGCAAGTCAAAATTCCTTCTAGACTTACCAATGATTCTCAGGAAATCATCAATGATATCATTATCATTATCAGTATTTCTGTCATTGTTTTTGATAATTTCAACTAATTCCGAACAGAACTTTACACCTTCTGATGTCTGGAGTATCTTGAATCTATCTTGATCGTTCATCTTTCCTTGATTGTCCATTCATCTGAATTTTAAGTATTTGTTTTTATTTGTTTTAAGTAAGGGAGTTCACTACT